AGAGATCACAACGCAGCATTAAACATTCTTCTGTGCTTTGTTAGCACAGACAGGCCCATACAAATGCAACGGAATGCGGGGACATTTACGGTTGGCAAGAGCATGGCGGAGATGCTTACAGCTTGCATCAATGGCAATGCAATGATTTAGGAGAAGATCTGCATTGTATATTTGATGCAATTCATACCTTTTTGGTGTGAATTAAAGAAGCAGGACAACCCACACCACCATCTGGGGCGGATTTTGTGATTTTGGCATACGGTGGAAAATGTGGCAAAATTTTACAAATGAGACTCCTTGAGTTAAATCCAAAAAGTTGGCACTGGATTAAGGCAAAAATTGACATCTCAATGTTGATAGAAAGATTTTCGTCCTTGGATTACTCAGAAAGCGAAAACACCGCGCGACAAAATTCCATTGGTCGTGGAGAGATTGTCAGTTTGTATTCCAAAGTTTATGGATGAATTTTTATACCGGATGAGGTATAAAAAGGCTTGAAATTTGCTGTTACAGGTGGCCGGTGTCGATGAGGGTGGACAATTTCTCTCTGTCGAGATTTTTGTAGTCAAATTGGTACTTAGAACGCCAATTGTCCCTAGATCTCAGGCAAATGCGAAAATATTTCTTCAGCTTTGTGTTTTTGCCGGAATCGATAAAACCGTTCTCAATCATGACATTTTCCGGAATTACGTAAAAAATGTCCATGTTAGATATGTTAAACCAGTAAAAATCGTTCATTCCGTTTGCATAGTTGATGTTGCCTAATCCACGTGTGAGAAAAACTATAAAACTTTCTGGTTTGGTGTGGTCAAAACCAGCCACCCTTTCTTTTACATTTTTTCCATTGACCGCAAAGTCGTAGTAACTTCCTTCTGTTTCTGTGTTTACAAAATGCAAAAAATCACAGCACGTTTCTCTGATTGTCCTATATTTGTGTTCAATTTTGTTGGTCCGACTTTTTGGCACCATAAAATTTTCTGACGTGTCCAATTTCATCACACCGAAATATTTTAACAGGGCGGGTGACAGGTCTGTTTTACAGATTCTGTACTCAAAATATCTCGATTTTTCTGTCGTTCCCATTATTATTGAGCCGCTGCGAACGATTGCGTCAAATGGCACCAGCCACATCAGGGAATCACTCACACAATGGAACAATATTACCATATTTTCATACCTGTTGCCGTTTAGGTTAAAAATGTGTCCACATGCCAATTGATTCATTTTTTGTGTTGCTTTCAGTTGTACACCAAGCCATGCATTTGTGTTGACATTTTTTGCCCTGACTATGAAATCAGCACTGCATCCCCTGTTTGTCCACATGACATCAAAATCTTCGCACAGAATTTCTCTCATCGCGTCAAAAGACACTTTTTCCAACATATTTCCCACGCTTGAAATTTTGTCGTCACATTTATTTCTCTCTATCATTTTGACACGAAATTTTTCCCTCATGCATGGCTTACAAAACATTCCGGTTTTTTCTCTCACAAAATGCATCAGTGTCGTGGTGTTGTCATGTCCACAGGCGGCCACAAATTTAAATTTTCTCCCTGATGGTTTTTTCATTTCGTCATACTCTTCCTTCGTTGTCTGTAACAAACAATTATTATCAGAAAATATTTTTACGACATCGTCATATGTTCTTTTGCCTGACATTGTTGCCATCAGCCCAAATTTCTTGAGAAAATTTCATTTTTATACCGAAATTCGGTATAAAAATTAGACCTAAAATTACTTTCCCATTTTTTTTCTCAATTCGTGTTGCATGTTCAATCGATCTACTAATCTACTGACATCACACACTTCTCCTGTCTGTTTTGCTTTGACAGTTTGTGTTGGGTCTAATCCATCCTCTCCATACGATAACTGATAAACACGACCTATTGTGTCACGAACTGTGTTGTCATTTTGGATAGAAATGTCCTCTGTCAATTTTGTGATTTTCCTTTGAATGTATCCCGAACGACTTGTGTTCATCGCGGTGTCGATTAAACCAAGCCTCCCCGCCATTGCGTGGAAAAAAAATTGTCTCGGATTTAATCCCTTCATAAACGATGATGAAACAAAACCACACGATTCATACTCCATTTCAAGTGAAACTGTCTCAAATGGGTAATGTGGCAATGTTCGTTTGTTGTGGTTTAGAACAGGCTGAATTCTTTGATTTACAATCGTTTGTTGTCCCAAAATTCCAGAAATCTGAGCAATGTTGAAAAAGTCGCCCTTGCTGCCAGACCTAACTGTGCTCAGAAAATTATTGTCCCTTGCAAGATTGTCTTTCGCAATTCTCATTCCGATGTCTTTCGCTTTGTTGAGCGCCGCCATTACACGCAATTCTCGTATGCCAGCATGGTTTGTCGTTGTCTTGATCGCCTCTGCTTCCATATACGATTTTTGTATAATATTTTCCGTCTCAACAACCTGATTCGGGTCTATTGTGACACAATCTCCAAATCCCACGCTGAATCCTGTACACAACAACCAATTGTTCGTCATAAATTGCACATTGTCTATAAAATCTCCAGCCATTTCAGGGCTATATTCTTTGTATATGATCTGTATGAGAGAGTTATGCGCTGACCCCAGAATTAACTTGTCAAGCGCGCCTTCATACATCACACCCCTGTGTATGTGCACTGTCGGTTCATCGATGTCAGCATTGTTGTATTTGTCGTAATTCAAGCTCGTCGGTAAAAGAAGTGAAAACAAACCCTTTCCCGTAAAACATCCACCCTTTTTTCCGAGCTGTTTAGTTATGGCGTTTATGTGTATTAATTTTGCGCGAAGTTTGTCCATTGGCACAGAAAGTTTCATTACAATATTCAAAAACACAGACTTTTCTATACGACATACACCCTTTGTCATTCTGTATGCTCCCAGTGAGGAATCTTGCACTATCGCCAAATTAGGCTTACTTGATTGTGCTGAAATCATGTTGTGTATAGGTGTCGAAAGATTTAGTAGTTCCACCTGCGCTTCTCGTGAGGCAATGTTGTGTATGTTCATTTCGTCTCCGTCAAAATCACCGTTAAATCCCTTCGTGATTGACAAATTCATACGAAGCGTTTTGTAGGGCTTTACGACAACACGCATTGCCTGCATTGATGCCTTGTGCAGAGTAGGTTGTCTGTTTAATATCACAACACAACCGTCGTGTAATTTCTGTTCGATGACATCTCCGATGTTTGGCATATATTTTTCCGGACGCGGATAGACCAGATTTTCCAACATCACACCGTTACGTCTGACATTGTCTCCCTCCTTTAGCACCTCAAATTCGTTCGAAACTTTTTCGATTTTTCCACTTGACCTAATAATTTCATCACCCTTCAACAACAGGGTTCCTTTGTTGTGTTTCAGAGCGTGCTTAAGAGTGATGCGTGAATTTCCACCTCTCAGGAGATAATTTGCCTTTCCTTCAAGAACAACTCGAACCATTCTCTCATAATTTAGTTCCGTGACTTTCACAGGAACCGTCAAAATTTCCGCCATGTCTTGTGGAACAGCCAATTCACCCACTTTCAACGTGGGATCCGGACCAATGACGGTTCGCCCTGTTTGTTCACAGTTGTGTGTGATAGTGAAATCACCCAATAAAAATCTGTAGTTTCCATCAACCTCAAATCCACAAAATTCGCCAAGACCACATTCAATCACGTCAATCTCACAACTGTTTGAACGATTTGTGTCATTGAAGAGAAAATCTACCTCCTTCTTGTCTACGATCAGACATGACCCATCAATTCGCGGCATTATACCCAAGGTGCGCATCAGAAGGATAATGCCTCCGGCATAGTCATTTCCCTTATATCTAACGATTTTATCAAGACCATAGTGCGTCATCATTTTTACAATTCCCATAAAAACACCAACCCTTGTTTGAATGTCGTTGTGTATGTAATTGTGAGGAATTATTTGACCAAAAACTGCTTGCCTTCCCACAGTTTCAGGACTGACAGTGATTTCTTTTTTATCCCATATTACGGGGGAACTTAACTTTATTCCACGCATCTGTTTTTTCACGTCTAATTCAAGGGAAATATAATCACATATGGGAATGTCGATAATTGGGTTAAGATCTATTGTCAGCAAAAATTTTCTCGCCCTTACCTCTGTTGAAAAACTTTTCTCGCGAATTTTTTTCACATCGCGATCATACCACTTCACAAAAATTCTTTTGCATTCATTCACACAGATTCTACCATGGCCCTCATATAAAAGTGTCAAAACGTGTTCAGAATTTACTCTGTAATTATCCCCTGATGATTGTCTTACCTCATACAACTTGTCAAATCCACGTGTCGTTGATCTGACGATTCTTGACATTCCGTCATCACCAATGAGAACGTCACCGATACATATATCTCTTGCGAGTTTTGTTGCACATTTGTCAAACAAAACAATCGGTGTCTCCGCAGAGACGCACCTTTTTCCTAATAAATTACTGCGCATCTGTCCATCCTTTCCTGTCATTCTTTCCTTGAGCCCTTTTATTGGGCGACTGTTTGTTGTGTGTTTTGCCTTTCCTTGACTATTGCGTGTTATTGTAAAATCACCGAGAAGAAAGCGTTTATTTTGATCGACTGAAATTCCGACAAATTTTGAATGCGATGATGGTTTTACAGATATTTCTGTTTGTTGTAGTGCTGTAAATTTGCTTTTTGCGAGTGCATTTTGCCCATGGACTTTTAAATTTAACAGACAAAGAAATTCACCACTCACCATAAGATTTCTGTTTTTACAGAAAATTCCATCGACCGACAATTCGTCGATTTCTTCCATCGTTGTGCTCAAGGCAAGAGAATTGACAAGAAATATGATGTCCTCAAACAGAGGAGTGTTTCCGTTCTCCTTAAACACGACCGTTCCATACTGTTCGACAATTTCACCCATTGAATCCACAAGACCCTCCAACAATTTTTTGCGAACCAACAAATTGTTGACAATATATTGTCGAGGAATGTGAGGTTTTTCTGTCAAAAGATTATATTCCTCGAGAATTTTGCAAATGTGCGAACTTTCATGTGGAACAAGGCAAAACAAATCCCGATTTTTTTCAAATGAATGAACGGATTGTGTTGAGGAACACACAATCATCCACATTTCCGTCACTGATGGGTGACGACATTCAAAACCCTTACCTATATACCATCCAATGGCATACGGGCACATTTCTACTCTTTGGTATGGCCACTTCACTGATGTGTTAAGTTTGACGCCATAAAAAAATTTCCTGTCCTCCTCTGGTATATTGAGATAGGCAACAACGGGTATGTCAAAAATTTCTTTTTCACTGAGGGCGTTTTTGAAAATGTCCTTTTCCCTTATAGATTTGAAGTCCCTTTGTTTTACCTCAAAAGTTTCCTCATCAAACCAAAAAATTCGCCATTCCCTTAGTGTGGGGTTAAATAAAATGTTGCCCTGAAGTTCAAACCTGAGTGTAATAAAATGGTTTCCATTGACGTAATATGTGTCACCTCTCGCCTGTGAGACCTCATACATGTCGTCATCACCATCAAACAGAGCATGAACAATGCGCATCTTTCCATCGTCTCCTATGAGGCGATCTCCGATGATAATTTCATCAGCTCGCTTGATTGAGCCATTCCACATCAATATGGGCGTCTCTGGTGCAACACAATTGTTATAAAATGTCGATATGCGAAACTTTAGGCTCTGCAAATGTTTCTGTTTCTTGACGAGTTGCATTGGTGGTTGGTCGGGTTTTTCAACGAGATGGTTGTTTGCCTTTATGATTTCCATTATTTGTATTGTTAAATCGTCATCACATAGAATTCCGTCAATCATGATGTATGGTCGCGCACATATTGGTATGACAGGAAAATATTTCATCACAAAATTTCTCGGATGAACCAGAGAGACGTCAAAACCCATCAACTCAATGTCTGATGTTGGTATATTACTGAAAATTTTGTCGATTTCGTCAACAGAAAGTGTGATGCATATTTTTCCCTCTGTTTTGTTGTGATAAACCATTGCAATGTTGTTTTCTGATGATATGTATTTTATGTCGGGATGGGAAGAGTCACAGTGACAGCATTGATCGATCTTCTTCAGTTTTTCCAAAATTTTCACAAAACGTTTCTGTCCCTTGTGACGCATAAAACCATAAAGGTGCAACTGTTCCTTCAATAACAGAAATCGATTGCATTTCATACAGATGCAATACAAAAAATCGCGCACTTCTTTGTAAAACAGTGGGTTAATTATACTTTCCACCAGTTCAACGTGTCCAAAATGACCAGTGCACAACTTACTTCCCTGATAACAGGTTTTGCATTCCACATCGCTTATCGTCCCGAGTCTGTCGTCATAGACAGAAGATGGTCCCGATAATTTTGTGTTGTCGATTTTTGCCACTGACATCCTGAGAATTTCCTCACTTGACAGAAGGCCAAATGTTATACTTTCAATGTCTCTTGTAATGCGTTCCATTGTTATACAACGTCACACACAATGAAAAGAAAAATCAAATTTATTTTTCTAACAGTCAAAACACACGTGTTTTTAAAATTTTAGGTTCAACTTTTATACCTAAAATATACTTTTATATGCGGTTTTCATATGTTGACATTCACCGGCGATTGTTTTTTGTCGAACAAAAAACAATAACAAAAATGCAAGGTTCAATAGTCGTCTGAGTCGATGTCAAGTACTTTTCTCTGTATATCGGTGTCCTCAGCTTCGTCGTCTGATCCGAGTTCATTGCGATGAAGTATGGCGTCAAGTGTGAGTTCATCGCAACGATTGGAATTGGGAGAATCACCATCACCACTTCCGTCCATGTCAAAACACTTGGCGTCATGTTCATCGCGTAATCTTCTGTTCTTGAAGAGAGTTGCACCGGTGAGCGTTTCGTTGTCAGGAATTCCCCACAAAACTTTGATATATTTGTGTAATTCCTCTGTTGTCGGGGGGCGATTACTTTTCGCGTTACAGAAGTCCTTGAACGCGATTTCGATATCAGACAAACGTAGCTGTGCGCGTTTGGACGGTTCAACCTTGACGATCTCGTTATCCAGAAATTCAGAGATAAGAAAGTTTGTCTTCTTGTATTGTTCTGTTGCACATTTGACCTTTTCAGGTATAACAAACTGTCTTCCGATCTTTTTGCGATGCTCAAGCAGTGTGAAGGCAAATTGTTCTGAGTATGCCTTAAGTTTGATGTCGATTTGATTGTCGGCACGGAACAGCATGTCAATTTTCTCCTTCCTTTCCTCGTTAGAAATTTTCATTTGCAAAATTCGTGTGATTTCTTCCCTGTAATCTTCGTCGTTCAAAAATCGCGCTTCGAATGGAATAACGCGAACACGATCCAGAGCTGCCTTATCTGGATCATTGAATTTTGGCAATATGTTACAAATGACTGCAACTTTAAACATTGGCGTGATTTCCTTCACATTTTTACCTGCTTGGTATAAATCTCTCGCATACAGAGAATCATTTCCTGTCAGTTGTTTCATTGTTCCGCCATTTACCTGCTCCGTCCGATTCGGTTCATCCAAAACCAACCATCTGACACCTCCACCAAGGCGTGCCATCACAGCATTTGCACCATGAGCATCTGGTTTTCTTCCTGTGATAAGTTCTGTTGGAGCCTTTCCGGCATATGGTCCAAAAATCTGTTCCAAAAAATGTTGCATAATTGTCTTACCATTGTGACCCACACCAGTCCAAAACTGTATAATTTTCTGATAGTTGCCTCCCTCAAAAATAGTCGAAAGGACACTGAGAAAATAATCACGCACATTTGCATCGGGAAAAAGTTGTTTGAAAAATCTGCGTACAAATTTCATGCCGACATCGTTTCTATCAAATTCTCTGTAATCCACGTTCATCGTCTTGCTGATGTGATCGTCTGGATGACCCTCTCGGAATTCATTCAGCCGAAGATCATAAACCCCGTTTTTGAAACCGATGAGCATCGGATCCGTGTCAAGTTTGTCCTCAAATTCCACATCCAGAAAATGTTCCATACTACATTGTGTTGCGCGATTTGTGTACAATCTTGACGCGAAAATTTTCTTGAGGTTCTGTAATTTTTTGCGTTTCTCCATATAATCAGCGCGAATGTTTTTCTCAGATGCATCAGAAAATTTTGACCCCCTTCCCTTATTTTTATTACTGTCATCGTTGTCCCGCAATTCTCCCTCAAGTTCCTTCTCCATATCTGGTAGGATTTTGTTCGTTATCATCGTCCTGAGACGTGTAAAGACACGCTGTGGTTCGATGTCTGTGTTCACATTTGTCCATCTGTTGTACTTGAATCGATAAATTGTTCCCTGTTTGAGCATCAAATTTGTATAAACCACTTGGTCCCCGTAAACTTCGTGCAGAAAATCACCCCCATCGGCATCACCGAGAAGTTCGTCAGTGTTGATAAAACGATGAATAAATTGTTGGTATATATCACATTCGGATTCCCGCTTGTCGTCTTCCTTTGAAGTTTTTTCAACACCCTTGATGATGTCTTTGCAATCATTCACTAATTGGCGAATTTTTGCTAGACCAGAGAAGGACATGCTGATGTTACTTCTGCGAAATCCTTCCCAATATCTGTCACATCCATGTTCTCCACCTGCACGCTGTCCAGAAAAATCACGCCACAGATCGAGACCACTGTCATTTCCCTTGCTTATCTGAAAAAGATAGAAACCTATTTTATTCCACAATTTGTAGTCAGTGTAATACTTTGATGTGAGACATTGCAGAAGGTGGCTGGCCTCATCAATATCCCTTTCTATACGCGCATCATCTCGCGCGTCTAATTCTTCATAGCCCTCATATTTCTGTTTTCTCTCTCGTTTTTCCATTTCCTTTTTAAGTTTTTCACTCTCTATTAGGTTCTGGATTTTTAGGGATGGTTGTTTAAAATATTTTTTACGTGTGTCAAAACTATGGAACACGTGTGTGCTCAACAACATTGGCAGAAAATATTTGATGCGTTCTTCATGCGACAGATTGCGACTTTTGCACTTAGGAAATTCATACGAATGTGGATTGATGATAAATTCGTCACTCACCGCGATTGACATATCACCCAATCCCTTAACCAAACTTACGACATTAAGTGCGTGGTCATACAATCGCGAATATGTGTATGGTTTGTAGTTGGATTTTTTGCGACTTCCATATAGAAGCCATGGATTTGTGGTAACAGCCGCATCTATCAGATTATCCCTATTCACTACATCGTTAGGCAAATCATCAAAAAGTTTATCCGTCTTCGCCATCTCCTGAACGCGAAAAATGACATGGTTGCGCATATGTGACAGGTTCATGAAAATCTTTGGAAAGTGCAGATGAAAACCACTTTTGAACGTTTCTTTTTTATCGTTCTCTGTGGAGCATATATAGCTGGGTTTTTCCAAAAGCATGCACACAAGATTTTCACCCTTGACATTTGTCGTGCATTCCATAATAATTTCCTGATAATAACGAATGAGTTTCTTTACGTGACCCTCATTATACAGATGTTTTCCGTCAAGCGAGATTTCCGTGTATTTGTCCATTTTCTCCTCGTTGTCAAGTTCAACCTTGATATCAACATCCACTAAAAGGGGCATGTAATATTTTTCATCCGACATTTTGTCAGGATTGACAACCTCACCGATTCCAATTGGAATGTTGTCAATGGAATCATAGACATTGTCCTGATACATACGCCAAAATGCTCCCTCTTCGGTCTGATTTTCAAAGCTAAAACTAATTCTGTGGGGTTCGCACATTGAGACATAGTGAAATTTGTTCATGGAGGGTTCGGTGTTCATCCTGCTACTAAAAAATCGTGGTGTGAAAAAACGCATTGTGTCCTCAAAATCTTTTCTCGTTTGAATCATACCAATATCGGTTGTATGTGAGTCATTCAGAATTTCGTTCTCCGTTATACGGTTCTCAAAATTTTGTCTTACCTTGTCGTTTAACTCTGTGATTTTTTTACCGACACGTGTGTGAAAATCCTCAAAACCCTCATCTTCCCTGCGATGCATGACGACGGAATATTTTTTTGTCACTTCTTTCACACGCTCAAGACATTCCAATGTTTTTTCTGACAACTTCCCATCCTTTCTGTACCTTGAGAGAAGAATTCCGTGATTCACTGTATTTGTGACGCGAACTTTTGTGTCACTCTCACTCAGCACAATATTTCCACTTGCGTCAAATTTGACGTCAATATTTTCGCGAGAAAGTATTTCCCTTGGTTTCACGAACAATGGGTCCTTAACAGGGGATGGACGATCTCGTGATAATTTATCGCCAGAATCGTCTGTTTGTGTTAAATTTCGATGTTTAATGGACAAAGATTGAGAAGACATACTTTCTTTTGATATAGAAAAAAAATTTAAAGCTTTAGATGTGTCTTTTTCTTCCCGTCTGAACGATTTTGAAGTGTTTGTGCCTGAACTTTCTTCTGATTTTTTTCCTTCGTCATCTTTGGTCAACAGGGGAGAATTTTTCACGACAGATTTATGCCGTTGTTGATAATCGGATGATTTCTCTACCTGAGAGGGAGACTTTTTTACCAAAGGGGAAGATTCCCCTTCGACATGTTTAGTGGCGGTTAATCGCTCTCTCTCCTTGTTTGTATAATTTCTCAGCATCGATTCCTGCATTGTTTTTTTTCAATTATGAAAAGAAAACTAAAGTCAATTTTATAAACTTTGCAAAACTCGTTTAAAGTTTTGATGGTAATAAAAAAATTGTCAACCATGCCTAAAAATAACAGGAAAAAAAATTTGTGCAACACCAAGGAGGAACTTGAAACTACAGAAAACACAAATGTCATTGATGAGAAAAATAATGTCAATGAGCAAAAGGTAAATGTCGACCAAGTAACTGATGTTACAGAAAAAATTTGTGATAATGAGGAAAAGGTTGTGAATGAAGGGAAGGATACAGATGGAGGAGATGAAGAGGCTGGGGATGAAGAGGACAGGGATGAAGAGGTTGAAGAGGATGGGGATGAAGAGGATGGGGATGAAGAGGCTGAAGAGGATGGGGATGAAGAGACTGAAGAGGATGGGGACGAAGAGGATGGGGATGAAGAGGATGAGAGTGACACTGATGGCAGTGTAGAGGAGGACGAGGAAGAAAATGAAAGCTATGAGAGTAGTGATGTTGAGAGTAGAGGTGACGAAGTTGGATGTGAAAAATGTGAGGAGGGAGGAATTTTTGTGATAAACATAGACGACAAACCAGTTTTTTACACACTTGACAGAAATGATGTGATGAACAAAATGATTCTGATCGCTGGAACAATTGCGAAGAGAGAAAGAAGAAAAGATTCATCAATTTATACCACGGTGAAGACAAACATGGTTGAAATTTCTTCCGCATATAATTTTTTCGTTGTAAAGTACGAACGCGTGATCCACCGAATCACTGTGAATGTCGCTTTATGCATCGATTGATAAATTTTATAGCAAAATGCTATAAAATTATGGTTTATAGAAATGTGCAATGTAAAAAAATGGCAGAACAAACAGAAAGCTCGCTCACTGCTCCCGAAGACAGAAATAGAGAGAACAAATGGTTTCCACAACAATTTACACCACCACTCACAGATAAACAGACAAAAGATGCTGTCAACGAATTAAACAACACGGATTTTGTATCCAAATTTCCACGAGTCGATCGCACATATGCCGATCCTCCTCCACCTTTGCAGCGATTTGGCCTCGTTTCCTTCATTCCGGCAAAAGGGTCCACGCCAAATGAAAATGGTGTGTATGGTTATGCTAAATTGCGCGGAAATTATGACAGCGAAGTTGAGGCAAACCAGAGGTCAGAATTCTTGATCCGAAATGTGGACTCGTATCACCAAATTTTTCACACATATGTGGGGCGACCATTTCCTCTAACACTCTCGTCGCGATATTCTGCTGATGTAAAGGAAATTGACATCCGCAAAGACATGGCAGAATCTATCAGCACACAGGTCAAGGCGAAGAAACAAGAGGAACAGGAAACCATCCGCGAAATCAAGGAACGAGAGGAGGCACTTCTACAGGAATCCCATGATGCCCAAAAAGGCAAGGGAGCATATGATGACCCATATGAGACATATATTACACTGCGTGTCAAAAAGGCGCAACTTTTGTGGACCTTTCTTGAACACAAAAAGAAGATGGCAGAGGTTCTTGGTGTCCTTGTGGACACAGTCCATCGTGTGGATGAACTTGATCTAATGGACGCGACGTTTAAGGACAAATATCTTGATAAATACAAAAAGGCCCGAGATGCGGCGGGAATTAAGGAAACAGAGAAAGATCTTCAGGAGAACTTCATGAAATTTATGGTGGAAGATTTTGATTTGCCTGAGCTTAAAGAAGCTTTGAAAAATTCAGCACCAACCGCTTAATTTATTTCGATCGAAATAAATTACATATCATGACATTGAATGCTACAAAAACAGATGTTTTAGGTATAAAAGTTGAAGCTGTTATCGACAAGTGCTACACTTTTTAATATACAAAAAGTATATGGCAATCAGAAGTGCCAAAATGACGGTGAATATACCAGACCACAACAAAATCTTTTTTGACTTCTGGTGACTTCCCTTTGTTGTTGCACCAGCGGCTCCGACACCCATACCAACCATGGCTAAGGGAACAGCCAAACATGCGCCACAAAATTCTTCTCTTGTATCCTCACCCCTTTCAATAATTTTTTTCCTGTGATAGTTGTGCATTTATTTTCAATGACGGGAAATTTATTTTGTTTGAGAATTTCTCTCAAACAAAATTTCAAACGACTTATTTTTTTCTTGTAGGTTTAGGTTTAGCTTTGATTTTTTCTTTTTTGTCCATTGCGCTTAAAAATTCGTGATATTTTTCCGTAAATTCCACAAGGTCCTTCACCCACATTGTTTTTTCGCTGGTTTCCATAAGAGTGCTGAGTTCTTTGTTTTTGGCGTTGATGTCGTCAATCAATTTGTTAATCTTTTCCTTTGTGAAAGTCCTCACCTGAAGACGAAGCAAATATTCATAGCAACCATTTTGGTCCTCATCGTCATCATCATTCTCATGTTCCTCATCACTGTCATTTTCGGTGTTTATTTTTGACTTTGCCTTTGTTTTCGCGATTTTATCATATTTTCGTCCTTCAAGTTCGCGGATAATTTCGTTTTCTGGCACATTCATAATGTTAAGACTTTTTGACATAACTTCGCGTATAAATCGTTCCTTGTTTGTGAGAACGCGAATTTTTGCCTCAATCTCTGATATCTGATGCCTCTTGCGTTTGCAGTATAACTCATATCTGACCCCACAAAAGTTGTCGATGATTTGGTCGGTGTCGGTGTATTTTTTGAGTTGTTCCTTTTCGTTAAACATAACCATGTTTGAGGTATAAACAAAGCTGTGTAGCTTTAACATTTCTGCGCTAAGTATTTCATCACTGTTGGGATGGACCACAAAATTGACCTTTTTGACTGTGGAAAAATTTTGGATATTTTTTATGACCTTTTCCTCTGCATAATCTTCCAAAAAATCAAGATATTTGTTCGTCCATGTTCCCACTGGCAATTCCGTGATGACATATGAACCACGTGTCCCCTTTTCCATCACACCACGTGTGATATATTTATTCCTGTCGACCTTCTCGATCTTTCCGTCAAATCCTCTATACCACGGGGTCAATTCTGGAAACAGTGACACAACATTGTCATCATCGTCTTTCTGCAAAACATTTCCATTTGAGTCAAGCCAAATTTTTATACACCTGATTAGGTCAAGAGGATTGTAACATGGCACATTTGAACTCCACCCTGTGCCAATTCCAGAACATCCGTTGACAAGGATCATCGGAATGATGGGAACATAAAAAGCTGGCTCAACAACATCCCCGTCATCGGTGACATGCTCTAACAGAACATCATCTTCGGGACGAAAAATCAGACTGGTGAGCATGTCCATTTTTGTATAGATATATCTCGCACTCGCTGCATCATGTCCACCCTGAAGACGTGAGCCAAATTGTCCGTCACGATAGAGTAGAGGTATGTTATTTGAGGCGGGAAATTCGTTTGCCATTTTTGTTATGGTTTCATACAAATTCTGTTCGCCATGATGGTAATTTGTGTGTTCGGCCACGTAACCACCAAGTTGCACGACTTTTAGACTTTTTCCACTATACTTTAAATTTTTCTTTTTGACGGCATATAAGACCTTTCGCTGACTTTGTTTGAAACCATCCACCATAGACGGAATACTTCTGTGACAATCGTCAAGAGAAAATTTGATCATCTCGTTGTCTATAAAGTTTGAGATGGGAAACACCGCGTTTGCACCAGTGTCATCGAGGGAAATTCCTCTTCCATCAACATAATTTTCAAGCCATTCTTTTCTGTCATCGGTCTGTTTTCTTCCGAAAATTTTGTTCATATTTTTGTCGGCCTCTTCGTCCATCACGTATTCTATCATTTTTATACCAAACGTGTCTGAAACATCCTCTGGTTTTGTGGTTCCCAAACCCTTGTAGTAGCGACATGTCACTTTTTTTGTCTGTTGTTCAACAAATTCTTTAAATTTTCTCTCATCGTAAAACAATAGGTCGCCATGTGGGCGAGGAATTCTGACGATGGGTGTCTTCATGCTGACTATAAACGATTCTGGTCGCAAAAGAAGTGTTGGAAAAAGATAGTGAAACATGTTGAGAATTAGACCCTCGATGTGGAGTCCATCGACATCAGCGTCTGTTAGACACATAACTCGACCATACCTCAATTTGTCAAAATTTTCATCAATTGTGTAATCTGTGCCATGACTTAGACCAAGCGCCCTTATTATATTTGTGATTTCCTTGTTGCGTGCAATGATGTTTGGTGACGAATTTCTGACATTCAGACAATTATGTGTGACAGTGAAATCTCTCAGGAGAAATCTGTTTGTCTCATTGACACGGAAACCCACATATTTTCCCACACCCTTGCCGACAACATTGATGGGTGTTGTCAAAAGAGATTTTTTGGACATGTAAAAATCTTTGGTGTTTTTTCTCGAAACCCGTGTTGGAATTTCTCTGACCATTTCTCCTGAAATGGTAATTTTGTGAGTAACCTTTGTTCTCTTTTCGTCATTGCAAGTGTGTGCAGTGTTTTTCTTGTTTAGCCTAACGGACAGACCGAGGGAACGACAAAGAAGTGTAAGACTGTCAATGATGTTTTCATGCGCTCCTGATTGAGTTATTTCGATCACGTTTGTTTTTTTATCTACATTGCCATTGGTGTCAATGATTCCGGCGAGAATTTGCAATCTGGTTTCCTTATCATTGACGATGTAGTCCATTGGTATGTGTTTGTTCTCCAAAAGGTTGTATTTTTTTAATTCCCACGTGAATGGGTGTTCTGTTCCGCATCTGTTCTTTCTTTCGCAAAATTTGATGATTCCCTCGTTAATTTCCACATCACTGGTAAAACTTTCATCCTTGCAACCATCACCCAACCATTGACCAAGAATGTATGGATCTACTGAAACCTCTTTTTTCACCCACTTAGTGTATGTTTCCATTCTAAAACCCCTGAGCATTTTTTTGGTACTTTTTGGCAGCCTTAGGTAATCCTGAATGTCGATGTCAATGACGTCGTTTGGGTCAATTTGTTTCGCGATTTCGAGAATTTTCTGATATCCTTCTTCTTTTGTCAGAAAAGATTTGCAATGGGGTGTGGGTTTGCTCCCGTTTGCGTATGATTTTTCACAACCATCCACTTCACACAGTTCAGTTCTGGTTTTTTTCTCCACACGCACATCTCCCTCATTAAATTTACAACTGATGGAATTATGTTTCATCGTCATATCGTTTCTGTCGAAAAAATACACTGTCCATGTTTTCTTTTCCTCTGACCATCTAATGTTGAGATGTTGGGTCATTTTGAGGGTAAGCGTATGCTGACTATTCACGGTGTAATTTTCTGCCACATTTTGTCGCACTTCATACATTTCATCCTCTCCGGTAAATATTTCCTTCACCTCTGTTTTTTCCCCCAATTCGTTGATGAGGTAATCACCAATAACGACATCTTCGACCTTTTTAATTTCACCATTCCACAGTGTGATTTCTGTTCCCACAGAGGTACATTTTCCAGCGAGGGGTAGGCATCCATGCCAGTCTCTTCCAGCCTTGCCATACACTCCTTTTTCTATACCAGCAACCGCGTATGTTTTCGCCGACAATCCTTCACACAAAATTAACACACAATCTTTCGAAAATTTTGTGCCAGCCAAATTCGCTTGGTCCATTCCCTCAATTTTCACGTATCCCTTCTTTTTTCTCTCGATTTTTTTCAAAACCATCATGTCCTTCGCCTCAATCATGTCCTTGATCTGATCACAAACAGGCCACTTAAGTATTGCGGTGATATTGCTCGGTTTAACAAGCGCCTCCACTTTTGGTGATTCCAACTTTCCTTTCTCCTGACTGTCAAATTCCGGATTAACCACAGTCGCCACCACAAACAGACGAAAAAATTGCTTAATATCCTTCAGGTTAATTTGCGGTTTGTCTTTCTTACCCTTGTTGAATTTTTCCAACATTGGGCGAAAAAATGCCTCACACCAAGCATCCACATGTGTTCCACCCAAACGTGTGCACACACCATTGGCAAAAGAAATCGCCTGAAATTCGGAGGATGGTGTAAGCAAAACCTCACAATTGCCATATTTTATAAACATACTCTCATCACCGACATTTTCATACAATTTTGCGTATGACACGATATCATTGACAGGTAAAACTTTTCCATTGAATGTAACCTTCACCTTTGTTAGCATTCCAGCATCCACTGCATACTTTCTGTAAAGATCAATGATGTTGTTTGTGTAGCCTTTGACGTCAAACCTGCCAAACTCTGGCTTCCACTTCACCAGTGTGTATCCCTTCACACCACTTATGGAAATGACGACTGGTTCCTCAGCATTTCGCATATTATTTGTCCATCTCTGTGAAAATTTCTTTTTTGTCTTTGGGTCCACACCCTCAACGGTGAATTCCTTTGAAAAAATAGAGGTGGCCTTAATTCCAATACCATTTCTCCCTGACATCATTCTGGTTTCCTCGTCGTTATAATTTGACCCAGTCAACAGTTGTCCAAAAATCATTGTGTGATTGTAACAGCCCTCACCGCTGTGTATCTCAACCGGAACAACATCACCATCGTTCCACACACTCGTTTCCCCTGTCACCTTGTTGACATTCACCTCAATGAGAGTGCATGGTGTCCTTGTCTTTCGGCTTCTTTCTACGTTATCCACGGCGTTCGACAGTGCCTCGACGTATATACGCAGAAGTGCTGGTGAGATGTCGATTTCTGTCCTTGTTATTTTTATTTTGTCGCCATCATACACGGCGACATATTCTTCCATATGTTTTTCGCGCACAGAACCCACCCACATGTCAGGGCGATCCAATACATGCTCAATCGGGTTTTTCTTGGTATATCTCTGTTTTTGAATAGAACTCATGTCTTGTTTGATATGAGTTTTCAAACGTTTAAAATCAATTTTTGAGTTCATGAATTGAAGCTATTTAGTATAAAATTGCAACATTTCATACAACCACAAGTGCGACAAATTTAATCGCATCGTTATTTCTGTATCCCAGAATTTTTATGCCATATGTGTTTTTTCTTCCGCTTATCAGAAAACTATCGATATTTGTGTGGTTCCTGTAGAAAAACAGAAGAAATTCAAGGTCCTTCGTGTCACTGATATTCTCAAGTGGCATGTGGCCATCATTTGTCCAAGACAGGACAACATTTAGGGCCTCATCTATTGTGTCGGTGTTTTTTGCCAAAAACACTCTTTTGCTCACCAATTTGTTCATAAAAAAATATGGTTGATTTTCGTTCACAGCAACTTCATCGTGTATAACATATTCCGATCCTTTACTGTCTATCCATCCCAAAACGGAACCAAAACCCTCGAGAACGATTTGTTGCCAATGACGGGTGAAATCAGAGGAACTCATATAATATGACTCAATCATTTTACGTTTGTGATAATTGATCAACTCAGAAAAATTTCTCTGTATCTTCAGCCTCAAAACAAAAACCAACCTGAGAAGTATTTCCTTTGATGTCACGACAATTTTTCCATCGCGTAATATTCCACTGTCCAATGAGAAAAATTTTGCCACTTCTCCAAATTCAAACACAGGATCAATCACGATATTTTCCTCAACAAATTTTTCGATTGAATCTTTCGCGTCATCTCTTCCCACTACAAAATTTTTAACCATGTGTTGTGAAAAAAACCAGAACAGATATTCTGTGAAATATCGCGCATATTTTTTTGCTGCCGTGTGATGGCGAAGCAAAGAATCGTTAAAATTGACGCATATTAGGTCACTGTTGACAATTTTTAATTTTTCCAAACCCTTGTCGTATTCCACTGGTATGGCTATTTTTACATTTCCAGACATACAAACAAGGCTGTCAATGTCGTTTTGAAAATTTCTACCAATAAGTTCTACGCGAATGTCATCCACAAATTTTATCGCGTCACTCATTTTTATCAATGTGGGTCTGTTCTCATCGACTTCCCTCACACTGAGAGGAGGTATCGGTGACGTCATCACTGTGATAACATTTTCACCGTGATTTACATACAATATCCGCGTTTTTCCGTAGGAATCAATCGTTTGAGACATTATTTCGCCATTGATGTGCATTATCCTGTCCCCAAGGGGTTCATTCAATAGGTAGTAGGCACTCATTTCGTTAAAAGTTTTTTCAATACACTCAACAGCGACATCACTTCTGTTGAACACATATTTTACGTCTGTCTCGTTATCACTATTCCACCTGCATATCATTTCGCATTGTGGGTATTTTGCGTTGTCTGATTCGCTCCCCATGTGTTCCAGTATAAAAATGCAATCTCTGTCTGACTTATTTTTGTAATACGCCTGTAAATGGTCGGGAACAATAAGTTCACCATTGACAGAATCACGTGTGAATAAAAAGATGTCGCAGTCAAAATATGTCTCAACACCGTGTATGTATTTTCGTGGACTCATGTACACGTTTTTGTTGACAATTTCATCCATGATTTCGTCAACAGTTCTGTCATACATTTCCTGTCTGCATGAGGCGGCAAAATTTTCATTGGCCAATTTTTCCCTTTCCCCAAGGACAATCCTCAAATTTTTTCTTTCGGTTAAATTCAGGGCCTCCATTACACATTGCAGAAAACTACTTTGACTCCTATCGACACCCTTCCTTATGTAAATATATTTTGCGTCAGAACTTGATGCATTGAACAATGCATCCACATCTCTCGGCAACCGACCATATAACCCTCCAGAGACAAATTTGTCGGTGACAAACAAATGTTGTTGTTTTATTTCGCGCATTGGAGGGTTATCATCATGATAATATTGGCGAAATTCTGACCCCTTTATTAATTCCTGATTCTTTATGTAGCAACAGGGAATGAACGGAAATTTGTCCTTGTTGTCAAATGGATTGTCGCGAAGGCCGACAAATTTGTGTTTGTCGTGGTTGCATACATAATATCGCGGTCGTGTATATTTATCGTCCTTGGGAAATTTTACAACGCGATTGTCCCCATATTTTGGCACATCGTCCTCGGAAATTATTGTGGGCTTGTAAATACACTTTCGCGAATAATTTGGGTGAAAAATTTCTGGTGCAATATCGCGCAGGTTTAGTTCTCTTTCTTTCACAATGGGTCGTGTAGATTTTAGTTCCTCCTTTGCGAAAGAAGGTATGTATTCTCGGTATATTTTTACAACCGAGTTATATTCTGTGTTATATATGTGAAAAAGTTTGCAAATCATTTCGACAAATTTTAGGGCAGTCTCCAAACTATCCGTTCGTGTTATTTTTACACGAATGTAGTGTGAACCAATGGGAAACATTTCGCGATTTATGTTGGAATGATAGTCACTGCGTGTTATAACTTTTTCTGTCAAATTGGCAAAAACACGACCAACAGCTAACAGGTCAAAGTGAACATAAAGGCCGGTTTTTTTCTTACTTGTCTTCATGTTCTCATTGATGGCAAGAATATTTGAGAAGAGCGTGTCGTTCATCACCAAATCAGAAAACACGTAATTGTTCATCCGTTGATTTGCTATGTAAAACACACCATTGATGAAATTTTGTCTTTTTTCGACGGCGACAATTGTCGGTGTGAACACACGAACTATTTCATCCATCGCATCCTCTTCGTCCAAATTATTTTTGTTGATGTCAAGTTGTAACCTCACATTGACAGTGTCATTCTTCGCGTCTATGATAACGATAGTGTAATCTGTCGGTGAAAAATCACTGGTTTTGTTCTGGCACAGGCGCAACATTATGACATTTTCCTTTACATCCGCCCATTCCTTGAGAGGAACTTTTTCTCGAAGAATCTTGAAAAATTCCCCACACGACGCAAACGGTATATTTTTATTGAGGACAATTTCATTGAATATCTCAAGCGCATTTATGTTGTCAAACCCTGTTAGGTTAAAACTAAAGGCAATTTTTTCAACACTGAATTCGCTGTGAAGGACGTCACCCTTTTTTACCTCGTCAAACCTCGCGAATTCTCTCAATTTTTCTTCTGATTCACGGCGATTTTCGTCGATTTTTTCCATGAGCGAATTGATTGCCTCTCTTTTTCCCTTCCATATTTCCTCTACTTTTGGAACCTCATCAAAAATACCGATTGATTTTATATCCTCTGAGAAATCAAACAGAACAACATCTATGTAATCCTTACCGAGGCCTCTCAACTCAGTATTGAAGACCAAATACGGTTTTAGCACATCCTCAAGGATATCAAGTCCCTCTAATTTTTCCCTATTTTTTTTGTAAAAAAGAGAAAAACGAAATCCCGTGTCATTCTGTATGGTTTTGAGAATATTTTCTACGATTACATTTGTTCCCTCCCTTGTTATCGTTTCCATTGACGGCAGACCATCGACAAAATAGATATATTGTGGTAAAGTCTCCATCAAGGATGCTATTCTTCCGATAAAACTTTCGATCGTGTCCAGTGCATACACTTTGAATTCTCTGTTATTGACAAGAACCATCTTTGCGTTTATTGATTGATACAAAAAGATAAAATCGTCATAGAATTCAATACATACCATTGTATTGAATCCATCAAAAAAGAGACATTCAGGTATAAAAATTGAAGCTAAAAATCAAGAAACACATTTTTAAATATTCTCATTACATTTTCTGGAGAATATTCGCGATAGGCGTTGTTATCCTTTGTTTGCCATTCTGTGGGAGAAAACGATGTAAGTGTGGCGCGAAATGTGTCCCCATCTCTGAAATAAATTGCTCTGTCACCCAGAATGTCATAATGCGCAGTGTTCCAGACCGGACCCTGATATACAATGATGGGTTTGTTGTTGACGCTAAATTCTCCCATCGCGAGACCGAACGTGTGACCGAGGGTACTGCATTCTAAATGTGCGTCACATGTGTTTATAAATCGATTTTTTTCATCCTCTTCCACAATTTTGTCAAGATGTATCACATTCGGTTCGCTACAGAACACTGGTGTGTTTGCGAAGAGAAAAAAAATGTCATTGGGATATTCATGTGCTACTTGTTGTATAATTTCGTGGGCAAACACCAAATTGAAGGTGTCCATTCCTCCATATCTACCAAATACGCGGGCTTTCTCTGGTATACAGAGAGATCGTCTCATATTTTTTCCTGTGGGGTCCGGTTTTAGACCTATCATGTGAGGAACATACAATTTTCTACCAAATTTTTGTGCGAGTGTGGAGGAAACACCAGCATAAACATCACCATGTGGATCTGTCATGTCGAAAACACAATGTATGACTGTTCGTATTCTCAGGGATTCAACACCATCCCTTATGCCATATTTTATGGCATACAAAACATCGCAATCGATTATGGTCTGTTCGATGTTGTCTGTGTACAGACGCACTTCAAACCGGTCCCTAAATCTTTTCATGGCGATTTTATCCGCCCTGTTCATCATTTCCATGGGTGAAACGAACACGGATTTATTGTTCAAAATGGTTTCGTTGTAATGTGCATAATCATAGGCGGCAACACTTGTTCCGCGCACATCAATTATCGGAATATGAAATGCTATTTTCATTGGTGTATGTCACAGCTGCTTCTTTATATTTCATTATTGACGGCTTTTTAAACGTCTTCTGGGACAAATTGCAGTTTATTTCATACCTGACAGGTATGAAATAAGAAAATTTTTAATCAGAAGTTGTTAGTCTGAGTCGTATGATTTTTCTGTTGTGTTGGACACGGCTTCTTGTTCCAGTTGCTCCTTGCTTTTGATGTAAATGGAAATTTCACCCATTGAGTCGATGTTAGACCTAAATAACAATGGATTGTTTGGGAAAATTTTGAGGACTGGACTGAGACCAGCGATTTTTGTGATGCGCAAAAGTTGCTCTGTGTTAAAATTTTGAACATAATCCTGATTTTCATCGTTTTCAGAGGAATCATCATCCGAACAGTCGATTTCTCCAAATTCCACCACGCGTCTCATCACACCATCGTTGTTTGAACTGAACGCGATGGAAAATCCCTTGGAGGATATATTGATGGTGTTTCCGATAATGCTCATGTCCTTTATCATTTTTTGAAATTCTGATGAGGCGATTAATACATGGCGGCTTGTGACACATGGAAGAGCGATATCAATTTCTTGTGCCTCCTGTATGTTGATATATGACGTCGTGACGCGATTGTTTTCCTTAGGTATGACTTTTATACCTAAAACTGTAAGTGATTCGTCATCGATGACGAATTGCAGGGAGTCCTTTTTCTTGATCGTCTTCAAAATTTTATGAAAGTGGTTAAGATTGACACCAATGTGCATTTTGTCTCTTCTGAATTTGTACAGACTAAAATTATCGGCACGAAGGACAAAATCGACGAGGATGCGTCTGTGGTGATCCATTTTGCACAGTCGTATTCCAGTTTTGTCGATGACAAAATGCGCTATTTTTAGATTATTTGCGAGTAATTCAGCAAGAAGTTTGATGTGATAGGCGTTTGTTGTCTTTGCCTTAAATATAATAGTCATTTGTGTGTAAAAATATTTCTATAGATGAATTTTTCAGCCGATAAACAAGATTTTCACGAGTTAAAATATTTTTCGTGTAGAATAAATGTCAAAGTTTCTAAACTACCCTGTCGGTTACCTACAAAAGACCGATTTTGACACAAATGGAAACCTCATCAATCCTAAACTACCAAAGGACAAAAACATCCTTATTATGATACAGGCGAATTTTTGCGGTTATTGCACAAAGTCGAAACCGGATTTTCAAAACCTCGCGAATGAGGGAGATGTTGTGTGCATGACGATACAGGCAGACGGAACAGAAAAGGGGGAACGAGAATTGGGAGAAATGTTAAACAAAATTGACCCGTCATTTCGTGGGTTTCCCCACTATGTTTTGTATCGTGGTGGTGAACGTGTCTCGACACACGATGGTGGGCGTTCAAAGGCAGAACTAAAATCCTTTGCACTGAAACATTAGTATGAGCTTTTATACCTAAAAAGTGTCCTTATATGGCGAATGCATATAAAGACATTTATAGACGACATCTCATTTTGAAAAATGAGTGAATACAGAAGCACCAGTGATTTATTTAACAATCCGATGGTAGACCTTGCACGTAATGCAATGCCGAAGGAACAGCTTGAAAAGTTCAAGCGAATTGGTGAAGAAATGTATAACAATGTCGATTACGAAACAGGCACCATAAACGGAAAAACTTTTCCCAAAACTATGGCAGAGAGCGCGTTTTTCATCGTAGAGGGAATAAAATCAGGATTACATCCGTCGGACCTTTCCACTGAGGAAAAGTTTTTGCTCAAGGAAGTTTATGGCGAAAAATGGTATGAGCGTTTTGGTTACAATGAAAAGGATTTGACTGAAATTTTTACTGCTTCTTTAATTCACACCAAAAAGGTATGAATTGCATCAAATATACAATGCAGATCTTCTCCTAAATCATTGCATTGCCATTGGTGCAAGCTGTAAGCATCTCCGCCATGCTCTTGCCAACCGTAAATGTCCCCGCATTCCGTTGCATTTGTATGGGCCTGTCTGTGCTAACAAAGCACAGAAGAATGTTTAATGCTGCGTTGTGATCTCT